GTTGCATCGAGAAACCGCACGCCACAAGGAATTGGTGCAAAATGCCACGGATCTAATTACCAATCTAGAGCAACACCTAACATTTGCGGCCTTGCTAAACGGTTGACCAAAAATGGCCCACATGCTATAATAATACTTTACACTTAGGAGAGCCCATGAACGCACGAGCCGCAACTGTGATCAAGCCTTTGAATCCCAAAGGTGCTGAAACCAAATATGTTGGGCACGAGCCTGACTGGAAATTCCAACCCACAGAAGAAAATCGCATCAGTGCATTCAGCAAGGCCTTTGCCTGGTACAACTATCACTATGGCAAAAAAGATGCCAAGGACATGCTGTGTCAGTACCTGGACATCAATCATCGAAGCAAAGACGCCAAGCTCATGCGTGGTATCCCTGACAGCCAGATTCGTTTGACTCCAGCCTGGGTGTGCAGGATGACCTTGATGGGCCTGACGCTCAATGAGCATGAACAGTGTATCATTGACGAGCAGATCGCCACAATGCTAAAAATCAAACAAGAAATAAAAAAGATCATTGACGAAAACGAAGTGGCTGTAGCAAAACTCACAATACAAGATCATCTGCGTGAGAAAGTGAGTGAATGTGCTGGCGAGCTGGAAGGCATGTTTGATGATTTCATCCGGGACGGTGCCAAGATGAGCGCAGACTGGAAACCCATTGCACAGATCCGTGGCATGAACATCAGTCCCAACATGGTGGGCACCATTGCCGATGTGTGGAAGATCAAGTTGGCCGAGTTTGAAGAAGTATTAGCCGGTGAGGATGCTGATCTCGTAGAAGGCTACAGCCACCTTAACAAAAATCAAATCAAGCAGTGCATCAAATTCATTGAGCAAGTCATAGCTGACTGTGGAAACTATGTACAGATCAAAAAAGTGGAACGCAAGCCCAGAGCCAAGAAATCTGTCAGCCCAGAAAAACTCGCATCCAAATTTAAGTACATGAAAGACTTTGCCGAGCTCAAGCTCACAAGCGTTGCACCAGCCCAATTGGTCAATGCCAGCGAAGCCTGGTTGTACGACACCAAGAAACGCAAGTTGATCCATGTGATGAGTGACAGTCACCTGGGTTCGTTCAGCGTCAAAGGATCAGCTATTGTGGGCTTTGATACCATGCAAACTGTACAAAAAACTCTACGCAAGCCCGCAGAACAGCTCAAAGAGCTACTAAGTGGGGGCAAACCTGCGGCTCGTAAAGTGTTCAAAGACATCAAGGCCACAGAAACCAAGTACAACGGGCGTGGCAACGAGAATCTAATCATACTGAAAGCCTGGTAAATACAGGGAACACGGAGTTCCCATGGCACAAGCAGAATCGACACTACAAACCCTCAAACAAACGCTGATTGATTATGTCCAGTTACAACTGGGCAGTCAGATCGTTGACATTGAACTAGATGACGAACACTACGAAGCAGCCTACCAAAAAACCATAGGAACCTATCGCCAGCGGGCACAAAATGCCTATGAAGAAAGCTATACTTTCATGGAGTTGGTCAGAGACGTAAACATCTATACCTTGCCGCAGGAAGTGATCACGGTACGCCAGATCTTTCGCAGGACCTTTGGTGACAGCACAGGACCATTTGCGTCAAACTTTGATCCGTTTAGCCAGGCCAGTATGAATGTGTATCTCATGAACTTCAACGTGGCCGGTGGCCTCGCCACTTATGATTTTTATGCAGGCTATGTGGAATTGGCAGCCAGAATGTTTGGTGGCTACATGAACTACACCTGGAACCCAGTCACAAAGAAACTGCAACTGATCCGTGACCCCAAGGGCACCGGAGAGAATGTGTTGTTATGGTGTTACAATCTCAAACCCGAAGTAAATCTCCTACAGGATTTCCAAATCAGTCAATGGATACGTGACTACATGGTGGCCAATTGCAAGTACATCATTGGCGAAGCAAGAGAGAAGTTTGGTACCATAGCTGGTCCACAAGGTGGCGGCACACTCAATGGGTCGGCCATGAAAGCCGAAGCTCAGGTCCAGATGGATGCTCAAATTGAACAACTCAAAAACTACATCGACGGCAGCCAGCCCATCACTTTTGTAATCGGTTAACGCACAGTAGATTTAATCCTAAATCCATGCTATAATCAAGCATGAGCTCACTGATGATCGACATAGAAGGCCTGGCCACTGGTCCGGATGCCACCATACTGACCATAGCCGCACAGAGCTTTGATCCGTTTGGCACCGGCTACTATGACCGTTGCTACTATGCCAGAATCACTTTGGAAAGCCAAGAAAATCGTGCCATTGAAGAAGGTACCTTGCAGTGGTGGTCAACTCAGAAAGAAGCACAGACAGAAGCCTTCATGGAAGAAGGGCGTGTGCCGTTGGACCAAGCCCTGGACAGCCTTTACAAATTGGCCTGGCAACACAAGTTTATATTCGCAAACGGGCCCACGTATGACATGAACATCTTGGAACACGCCTACAAGAGTTACGGCAAACCTTTGCCCTGGCAATTTTACAATGTGCGTGATGCCAGAACCATCTACAGTTTATGGCCCGAGCTACCACGTCCTGCTACCAGTCATCATGCCCTTGAAGACTGCCGTAGACAGATTGACATGTTGCAGGCCACTCTTAGACACCTAAACGTAAAGGAAATAAGATGATCATTGGGGTATGCGGCTTGATCGGTGCAGGCAAAGACACCATAGCAGACTATCTAGTAAACATACATCAATTTCGCAGAGAAAGTTTTGCCAACACACTCAAAGACGCTGTGAGTGCAGTGTTTGGTTGGGATCGTGAACTGCTGGAAGGGCGTACCAAACACAGTCGAGCCTGGCGTGAGCAAGTGGACCCATGGTGGGCGGCCCGCTTGAACATGCCCGATTTGACTCCAAGATGGGTGTTGCAATACTGGGGAACTGAAGTAGTGCGTAGAGGGTTCCATGATGATACCTGGATTGCCAGCCTGGAAAACAAACTGCGCAAGACCACAGACGATGTGGTCATTTCAGACTGCCGTTTCCCCAACGAAATTGCCGCTATCAAGCGTGCTGGCGGTGTTGTGGTACGTGTGCATCGTGGCCCTGATCCTGAGTGGTATTGCCTAGCAGAAACAGTGAATTCTGGCCCACAAAACATGGCCTGGACCACCAGCAAGATTGAGCTAGAAAAATATGCCATACATGCCAGCGAAACTGCCTGGATTGGCACTGAATTTGATGCTGTGGTAGACAACAATGCTACCATGGACCATCTTTACACACAGGTCAACGATCTGGTTCGAGATCTCCAGGCCGCCATGGCAAATCACTCTTAGCAATCTCTATCACGCAGTTTTGACACACAGTTTTTAAATTGCGTAGTGTATTGTTGTTAAGATTGCCGTCCATGTGATAAACCAAGAGTTGTACAGAATATTTTGCACGAAAGCCACAGCGATCGCAGACGACTTTTTTCTTGTAACCTGCTGTTTTCCACCTAGGATCAACTGGCTTGAGTCTGCGGCCGCGCCTGATACAGTGCTCACACAAACGTCGATACTGTATGCGGTCAGCACGGTGATAAGCCACAGCTCTAAATCGTTGATTGCAGGCCATGCACATGGGTCTCATAGGTATATTTACCCTTAACCCTACTGGGTAGGGGAGCAATCACGGCTTGTTTTTGCCTTTTTCCATAAATATCTTTAACTAGAAAAAGGAATTACCATGGCACTAATATCACCCGGCGTAGAAGTCACAATCATTGACGAAAGTCAGTATATCCCTTCCGCTACCAATTCGGTACCTTATATTTTACTGGCCACGGCACAAAACAAAGTCAGCGGCGCCGGAGTTGGCGTGGCTGCTGGTACTCTTGCTGCCGAAGCCAACAAAGTCAAGCTCATGTCCAGCCAGCGGGATCTATTGGCCACATATGGCAATCCCTTCTTTTACAAGACCACTGCTGGTACACCTATCAACGGTTACGAACTCAACGAATATGGTTTGTTGGCTGCTTTCAGTGCCCTGGGTGTATCCAATCGTTGTTATGTACAACGTGTGGACATTGACCTGGCCGAACTTACCGCTACCCTGGTCCGCCCAACTGGAAATCCTGACAATGGAACATACTGGTTAGATACTGCCAACACGGCCTGGGGAATTTTTGAATGGAATTTGGTCACTGGTGCTTTTGCAAACAAGATTCCATTGGTAATCACTGATGACAATGATTTAGAACCAGCCAGCACAGTACCATTGCAAAGCATTGGCAGCATAGGCGACTATGCAGTTGTGGCTACCAGCACCCAGAATCCCATTTACTACAAGCGTGGAGGTCCTATATACCCCACACAAACCAGCGATGTGACCTTGGGCGATTTGTATAATACCTGGGTATTGGTTGGTAGCGATGACTGGAAAACAGCTTGGCCCACAGTGCAAGGCACTCTGGCACCCACCACCTTGACAGCAGGCGACACTGTCAGGATCAATGATAATCCTGTGGCTGTTCCTATTGCTCCAAACAACACCGTTGATGGACTCAGCGATGCCATCAACTCAGATGGTATACCTGGAGTGTATTCTGCAGTGATCGGTGGCAAGTTGCAAATTTATGCTGACAGCACAGCCAGCAATGATGGCAGTACCGCAGGCGAAGGTCTCGTATCACTTGAAAACGGCATTGGAAATCCATTGGCTGCTTTGGGCATTGCTCCAAGCGAATACGTAGCCACAGATTATCTAGCTCAATACAGCTATAATGCTCCACGTTGGGGCTCTACACAGACCAGTCCACGTCCCACTGGATCAGTGTGGCAGAAGATCAACAATGTGAATTTGGGGACCAATCTTGTGGTGAAAAGATTCAACAGCACACTTGGCACCTTTGTTCAACAAGGCTGCCCGGTTTATTTCAATGATGCCTATGCAAATTATGGACTAGATCCTTCGGGCGGCGGCAGTGGCATCCCAGCCGGGACAACCTATGCCGAGGTAGATGTTTTGGCCAACAGTACCGGCAGTTTTACTATCTATGAAAAATTTGCTTCGGGTCCTACCATAATCACTGGAGCCGACAGCACGCCTGGTCCGTTTACAGTCGGCAACACATTTACCATTGCGGCTTCACAAGCTGGAGTGCAACCAACCTCACAGGTTACATTTTCCACACCAGTCACTGCAACCATTGGTGGCACAGGTACAGCCGTAGATTTTGTCTCTGCAGTGAGTGCGGCTGCAGTGCCCAATGTCAGTGCTGCCATTGCCAGTGACGGTTCTATAATAATTGAACATAGCCAGGGCGGCAGCATCCAATTGATCAATACCATTGGCAGTCCTGTTACTACGGCTGGATTTACTACCGCAGTTCGTGGAGTAAGAGTCAACTACGTCAATGGTGGTGCTTCTGGAGTAGTATTGAGTAATTGGGTCGGAACTCCAACATTTACCTATATTGCCAGCAACACCGCACCGGACCAAGATCCAGCCGACGGACGTTTATGGTATTACAGTGCAGCCACCACAGGCAGTGCAGATATCATGATTCAGGATGATGGTATTTGGCAAGGTTATCAAAACGTCACCAATGATGTACGCGGAGACGACCTCAGCAATACCAATGCCACTGGACCAATTTTTAGTACCACGCCTCCATTGACACAGACTGACCAAAGTCAAAGTGCGTTGGTCTATGGTGATCTTTGGATCAACACCGGAGATTTGGAAAATTATCCAGTGATCAGTCGCTGGAGCAATGTGGATGGAACAGATCAATGGCTGTTGATTGACAACACTGATCAAACCACACAAAACGGAATCTTGTTTACAGATGCACGCTGGGCTCCCAATGGTACAACCAATCCCATCAGTGATCCTATCCCAACTATAGTGAGCTTGTTGACCAGTAACTATCTGGATCTTGATGCACCCGATCCTAGCCTGTATCCACAAGGAACCTTGTTGTGGAACACACGCCGTAGTGGATTCAATGTCAAGGCATTCCAGGTAAACTACTTTAACTCCAGTGATTTTGCAGTAGACGCTTATGACACCACCACTGCATACGGTTTCAACGATTTTGTAAACTACAATGGTGTGATCTATGTGGCCAAACAAAGCACGACCGGTAATGTACCAACTAATACCACGTACTGGGCAGCAATAGATCACACCATTG